CCCCTATACCCCCCCAACGGTTATATTACGTAGTAATATAACCCTTCAATAATTATTGAATTATGGGCCATAAAACCTGAAAAAAATTTGCCGGGCCTGATAAAATTACTTGCCCCGTTTTTTTGAAACTCTTGTGGTACTTTGTATATCAAACTATATCCCCCCTACAACCCCCGGGGGATCCTCTCTCCATAGAAGTAATTTCACCAGGCCCGGCAAATTTTTTTCCGGTTAGGTGGCCCGTCCACCAGTAGCCGGATAAAATTTTGAGGATCGGTACATTGTTAAACCTCTTGCCGGTACCGCCGGTCATTGTATGACCCGTTGCACTATAAATAAAATACTCCCCGGAAAAAGATTGCACAATATATCAATTTTCCCGGTTGAGGCTAAATCGTGAAAACACTACCGGTAGTGTTTAAGATTTCACGCCCGGATCCGGAAGCCTGGTGTCCGGGTCCGTAATTTGAGGCTAAATATTACAATTCTATCATTTCCGGTGGTAACTCTTTTTTTTCCGGTAGTGTCTCACCTATTTTTAGGTTAGAAAAATCTTGTACCGCTTGTTCCTGCATTTTTTCTAATTCCGCGTCAGTGTGCGGTTGTGTAAATCCTTTAACCTTCATCATTGCCGACATATCAACCACATAATTCGTATTGTATGCCCGGAATACTCTTTTAACTTGTGAAGGGTATAGAGTGCGGGATCCGTAATAATAACGCTCGTATTTTTTTTGCGATTGTTCACCATGCATATAAGCCGGATTAAATTTTTTGTTAATGAATATTTGAACCGGGCCTATACTTGCCCATTTTTTATTATGCTTCCAGGGTAACGGGATCCGGGGGATCAATGTCCGACGCCGGCATAGATATATTATATGGGTTAGGTCGCGTAATCGCTTTACACTATGCCCATAAATTTGAGTGGTATAGAAAAAATCTGTCCGGTATTTTCTCTGTTGTGCAAATTTAACAATTAAACCTGGTGGTAATTTATTCCAATAAGTAGAAGGTAAATAAACACTAGCTTCATCTATAAAGAATATACAATTCTCGTAATGCTCTAAATAATATTGAAATTTATCACCTTCCTGAATAAATATTGCCTTTATGTATTTTTTCTTTCTTAGGAACGGATCATAAAATAATTCAATGGGCGTATTTGATACAACTTTCCGGCCCCGATACATATACCCCATCAGATCCCAAACTGCGGATAGTGTTTTTCCGGACCCGAATTCACCTAAATAACCCCGGATCATATCAATTAAAACCCTGTAAGCCCCTACAATCGATTTTTATTTTGCGTGTGGTATCTGTTGCCATATTAACCGGTAGATATTTAGAGATACCCAAAATAATACTTCTAATTCGAATAACTTAAATAACGTCATTAACGGAACAAAAGTATCAATCCATAATGAACCATTAATTAAAAAATCGATCGCCGGTTGTATTGAGTTTGCTATTTGTTGAGCAGATCCCCCGGTCATAGGGAACAAATAAAATTCCCCAATTTTTAATTGCAATAGGAAAAGAGACATTCCGGATAAAAAATTAAATAATAATTCTAATATCATAACTACCCCCTCGCAAGAAACCAGGCTAATAGAAAAATAATGTGTTGTAACCACATCAATATAAAAAAGTAATGTAATGCCATGCGAATTTTATTAATAAACGGAACAATAGTGCTGAATTGATCGCTTGTTACTTGAACATTTATTGTATTGACCGTCGCATTTTTATATTTGTTATCGTAAGTAAAATTAAATTCCGGAATAGCTGATACACTAGCGCCATACGGGATTAATCCTTCACTATCAAAATGAATATTCCGTAATGAATAAACAAAGTTAAAGGGAAAGCGAACTTCCGAAGCAACCTGCAACTGCGTAATTTTATTCGTAACTTTCGTCATATCCGGAACGAATAACCAATAAATAAAACCATATACCCATTGTTTGAATTCACAAAAAAAATCCGGTATCCGGATTAATCCTAAATCTATTAATCCGCAGGATTCTAAAGATGGTAATACTGATGTAATTTTTGTTAATCCACCGGAAGTAGTAGGATCGATTAGCGTGTATTGACCTTCTCCGGGCGCGGGTATTTCGTATATTTCATCTGTGTATATATTGTGGATAACAAAAGATACATACTGAACGCGATCTTTTAACCATTGTAAATTGTGATCATTATTGTAATAGAAAAAACCTGTGTAATAACTATCTATTGTTGCCGGTTGTAATGGTGCCGGTGGTGTTATTCCGGTAAATCCATAATTGGGCGTCCAATTTACCCGGGTAACTTCCCAATCATCAGTATTATTATAAATTGTCATCATTAAATCTTGACCGCATGATGTATATAGTGAACAAGGGCCAAAAGGCTTCATATATAACTTGTAATAAATCAATGACATTGATTGTAATTGTGCGGAAACTGAAGCAATCGGTAAAGGTTCAAGTATCGGTGTCGGTGTAGGTGTAGAAGATGGTGGTGTAGGTGTTGGTGTATTTGTTGGTATCGGTGATGGTGTCGGTGTCGGTGTTACCCCTGTCCAGGTAAATAAATCACTTCCATACCATTGATCTACACCCTCACCATTGATCTTGTATGCAAAATATATTTGATATTCTATACCAGGTGTTAATCCATTAATTAACTCATTATCTCCATACGTTCCACAATCGTAATCACCCCATTGATCCCAAGTAAATATGTTTGGAATAGATCCTATTTTTATAAGGCAATACATCATACCGCCAGGCCCGTACCTACCTAATAATGCACCGGTTAAAACGTCCGGAGATGATACGTCGCTAGTAAAGGTCGGAAATGGCCCGGAAACAGGCACGCCCGAGATAGTATATGCGAAAGCCCGTTTAACCGGGATAAATAAAAATAAAACAATCAATAATAATTGAACGATTAATTTCATGCTCCCGCCCGGCGTCCGGGCGAGCGCCTGGTATTAACCATGCATATTAGATCGTACAAATCCGATCAACCAGCGAAGGCCGAACAATGTAACAACCACACCACCTACTAGTCCGATAGCAACCGGAATAATAGAAAATATTTGTGCGGTTAAAGAAGTTAAAAGATCGGTCGCGGCAGTTTGCACACCACTATCCATAGTGTATGCCGGAGTTTGTGCAAAAGCCATTCCCGCGCTTGCGAGGAAACCTGCAACGATTGAACCATATTTGCGGATATTATTCATGTAATTCACCCCCTTCCCGCCCAATTCGGTAGTTTGCTTTCCATGAAGCTAAACAATATGTACCGGATAAGGCCCAAAAAGAAACCGAGGAAAATACCCATAAATAAAAAAGTTAAAATTCCTACTATTGCCTCTATAGTGTTAAATCCGAACGCGTTATACATGTTATTTTTTTTTAATAACTTCTATTGTTTTTTTTACCTGGTCAATTACTACACCGGACCCGGAATATACTGTAATAGAAACAATTAAAAATATAATGATTGCACCGACAAATCCAATTATAGATCCCATATCACCGGATCCAATTTGAATAGATCCACAAAATAATTAATAATATTAATATTCCACCGACCGTATAAAATACATAATTCCAGTAGGGCCATTTTATCCAATCCCATTTATCGACTTGTGCCATAACCGGGCGCGTAAGCGCTCCGAAAAATAGACTGCTAAAATCAATTCCTTTATAAATAGCGCTTCCTGAAGCGTTCATATAGGAATATACCGCAAATTACCCCGGCCCCGGACAACTACTCTTTGTAAAAAATACCGGACAACATAATGACCCAGAGTAAGACATATCACTACATGCTCCGGTAATTTTTCCTGATTACAGTCAGAACAATAAAATCTACGCATTAAGTCTCCTGTATTTTTTATCCATATTATTATCGATCAAAACAAAAGCACATTTCCAGCAACAGAACCAATATTTTTTATTTATTTGTTCACGTACACGACAAATCCGGCACATATATTTTTTCATATCTCCATAAACCACCGGTATAAAATTAATAACCAATACAACAGGCCCATATTTAATAACAGGATCCCGAAGGTCGATACGAAAAAAATTAAAATGTAACTAGCAACATGGATATTCATTTTTTATAAATATATGTACCAATACCGATAGCTTGCAACAAAATTAATATTCCAAAACATAGCCAAATTAAATAAATAGAATTCCCCAATGCAGTAGCGGAATTTGTAGCAATTTCAAAAGAAGGTGTGCTAGTTTGATATAGTTGTTCCGGTACGTAGCTTAATATATAAGTAGCGCTATCCTGTCCGGTCTTTGTGATATTAATTGCCGAAGGACAGTAATAAGATAATTGATTAAACGGAAAATCTTTCCCGAAATTTTTTACAAAAGTAGTAGTCCCGCATTGTATTTCCGAAGTACTAGCTGTTCCGGACTGTTGAATTGAAACCCCCACAATCCATTTATTTCCGGCGGGTAATAATTGGTAATTACTAGGCCCGGAAAGCTCATGGTAAACGGTATTAACCGCTTTGTTATACATATAATTTCAATGCCCGGAAGGCCCGGAATTGCCCGGATCCGGACAGTGTTCCCGGTAACGGTACTGTTATTAGCAAGTAGCCGATTTACACGCGGGTAATCATGTAGTACACCCTTTTTTAGTTAGTGTCAAACATACACTATCTCGTATAATCGCGCTAAACGGCTTAATTTGAGGCAGACCATATAGTTGATCCTTTTGCTTCGAAGCTAAATCTTTTTCCGGACCGGAAATAAATTATAGGATTATCACCCCCCTATACCCCCCCAACGGTTATATTACGTAGTAATATAACCCTTCAATAATTATTGAATTATGGGCCATAAAACC